ATATCTGTCATCTCTAAAGAACTCTGAAACCATTCGGTTGACTTGTGCAAAAGCAATTCTTGACATTTTGTTTCTAAACTTTCTATCCAATTGATAAATTCTTCATCGTTGTTGTTAAACATTAAATCGCAATGAATCTTTTTACCTGTTTTAATAAAACCCTGTCGTGTTGTGCATTTAGGCGATTGAATGTAAAGCTGTTTACCATGCATCAATAGTTTTGTAAAATGTGCGCCGCCCTGAATTGCAACTGGTTGCGCTAAACTTAATTTAGAAAAATCAAAATTATAACTCGGTTCTATTATATTATCCATTATTGAATCTATAGATAAATTAACCACTATTAACACGCAAAAATACTCATTTATTTTTGTATGCACATATTATCATGAAGGATTCATTGTTAAAACAATGTTTAGACGTCTTGAAACGAGAAGACGTTAAAACTGAGTTGAAACTATTATTAAACCCAATCATTGAATTTATTTTATTTGAAATTAGACCTTATACTTATGTCACTATTTTATTGTTATTTATGATTTTTGTAATGGTTTTAGCAAACCTGGCGTTATTTATATGGTTTATGCGTAATAAAGGAATTTTCACAAAGGCAGAATAAATTTTATCCTTGTTTAATATATAAATGGCTAGAACTAACCGACGACGTAATAATAGACAATCTAGACGCCGCTCAAGTAAGCATAGAGGGTTTCTAGGAGGAGGACTTGCGGACATTTCTGCATCTGTCAACTACCCAGGCAATGGTGGAGGAGGAGCGGGTTGGGTGGAAGGTCATTATGGAACTGAAGATCAACAATATCACAATGTCTTCGATATTGGTTCCAAAACTTTAGGCAACTCTTTTGATCTGCCTTCTTCGAACACACCCAATAATGGACAATTGGCTTTAATCCAAAGCGCTGGAGGACGTCGCCGTGGACGCCGTGGACGCGGACGCATGACTAAAAAGCGTGGCGGATTCTTAATGGGTGAAGTGATTAACCAAGCTGTTGTGCCCTTTGGTCTTCTTGCTTTACAAAATAGATATGGTCGTCGTAAGAGCCGTATGAACAAATCTAGACGTAGCCGCAGATTTAGGCGTTAATTAATTTATTTATTTGTATTTATACTATTACAAATAAATTTAAACACTCCATCCTCAACACACAGCTTACCATTTTCGTCCGCCAATGGCCGCCGCGGCGGCAGATGCTACGCGTCTATTTGCCTTAATTGCACGCATTGCTAGACTTTTAGGTATGCTGACCTTTTGCTTTCGTGTGCGACGCCCCCCAATCGCCGCCGCGATACTTTTATTGGTTGACTTTAATCGCGACATTATATTCGCCATAGCTGCCTTGGACGATGAGGATTTTGCTTTACTTGAACGATTCATTCTTCGACGTGTACGTGCCATTATATATTTACGCGATATAAATAATTACAGAACATGTCCTAAATTATTTTATATCCATATCTCAAAAAAATGAGTTTTGAGGAAAATATTAAACAATGGGTATTGTTAGATAATCAACTAAAAATTTTAAATGAAAAGGCAAGAGAAATACGCGAAAAGAGAAGTTCCGTCAATGAAAATATTCAGACTATTGTGCAAAAAAATAACTTGCTCAATAAATCTGTGCAAATTAGCGACGGCAACCTGAAGTTTGTAAATACGCGGGTTCCCGCACCATTAACATACAAGTATTTGGAAACATCTTTAGGCGAAATTATAAAAAACGAAACTCAGGTAAAACAAATAATTAATTACTTGAAGGAAAAACGTGAAATAAAATTAGTTTCTGAAATTAAACGCTTTTAATAATATATATGAAGAAACCAATAGTAATTATAACTGATGAGGATAATACAGATTCAAATGGACCAGTCTATAATGAAGACGAGTTTATCTTTTGCAAAAAACCAAACGGGGAAATAACCAGTTGTGGATTTAGTGTGAATTCGGCTCTCTTGAGAGAAGGCAAATCTCCCATGATGGGACTCACGCCCTTTTTACGTGGTAGCGCACGAAATAGCGACAATGACGATGATGATGAAGACGAACCAGAATCGGAGACGCAAATGAGACCCTCCTCTGGAAACAGCGTACATCATCATGTTTCTGATATGTTTAAAAATCTGTCCGTACCCGCAGGTATTTTCTATATACAACAAAAAAATCCGTCTTGTAAACAAGAGAATATTTATGAAGAAGACGATATAAGTGAAGACTTGTTTGATAAATTACTCAATCTTGCGTCTGAAAATGAAAAACGTAAACGAAAATCTGGCACACGAAAGGCGGAGATTATTTTAGTTGCAGGGGCAAAACAAGCCAGAAAAACAAAAAAACTCAAGAAATAATTACTAGATTTATGATATCGTGTCTTGGATATCATAATTCATATTTTTAAACGCGACTCCATTGGTTATAGCTGAACGGAGAAACTAAAATGTCGCTCAATTTGGACTTCCAATACTCTACGCGCTTTTCCATCGCAATATCCTTTTCCGTTTTAGGATAAGGGGTTGTATTACTCATCAATAACATCTCGTCTGGCGTAATGTCAGGCTTTTTACCAAAGCAATTCACGCCATATTTTATTTTTTCGTTTTCCATATATCCGCCATTTATGCCCGGTCGTCCACAATCATTTTCGTGTCCAGGAATCGTTTGCAATTTATCATAGGTCGATTTTTGAGTTGGGAAGAGTGCAAGTTTATTTTGCGACCAACCATAATTGCACCATTCAGCGCCGTCTTTATGCGCATTCTCGACCTCATCATAACTTGCTAAACGCGCCCCATATGCCGTGCATAAACTCTTTGCATCTTCGTAGCCATAATAGTTTCCAGGTATATTAAATACTTGTTCTCTAGATATATTCATTGGAGCCGGAGAAGCTGGTTGGTCTTTATTCTGTCGCTGGTCTAACGTAATATCAATTTCGGGTGTGTTTGTAAACAAATTTTTCCCAGAAGCATATATCGTGGTTCCATAGAAATAGTCTACGCCACCTAATATTATAATAAATAAAAACACGATTCCGGCCAATACACCAAAGAATGCCGACCCCTTTTGATATTCGTTATTTCCAGTTCCATCTGTTGAACCTTCCCATGAATTTCCTAAAGAGGAGAATATCGCAATAAATACCACTAAAACCACAATAATAATAATAATTACGCTCGGTGTAATGTTTGCATAGTTCAACGAATCATAATAATTATATGTAACGCTTGGGTCTAATGTCGCATCTGTAGTTACTTGCATCTTAATATATGTAATTAAAAATATTATTCTAAAAATGATAATTAACGACGACGTTTCGTTTTTCTCTTTTTGGTTCTATTTGTTTTTGTCTTGCGTTTACCACCAAATTCTGTCATATATCGTTGTACGTCTGGCGCTAGTCCTTTTTTCCTTCCAACTTCCAATATCATTTGTTTTTCTGGTATAGTCATACGACCACGTGTGTCATAATATAATTTTACATCATTCACATCGCCTAGCAACAACGTATCATTAAGCCCACTACGTACTTGACGATTCCACGACGACTCCTTAATTTGGGCTACACTTCCAACTGGAAGCATATAATATAAAGGAAGATCGTCAGGTATTTCAACATTGGTACCGCTAAATTCTACACGATTCAATCCACGTTTAAGCACAACTGGTTCATAATTTGCAAGTGACATCTATATATAAAATCAATAATAAAAATGTTCTAAACGCAAATTAGGGGTTAAACGTCAATTTTTCTTTTGCGATAAAACAAACAATATGCCTTGGGCGACACTATGTGGTTCAAGTCGGCTAGTTCAGTTACATTCGTGTCATTAAATGTATACCATTTTCCGTTTGCGTTTTTGATCATTGCGTAATAATGACCACCCATGGTTGAGCCAGTATGGTTTGCAACGGCAAACAAATCATAGACATAACTCGCAGCTTTATACCCGACCACATACTTGGATAAATCTAAATTGTCCAAGGGAAAGGTAATTAAAGATTGATTCTTAATGCCTCTTGAATTAAATCGCTTAAAATCAATTGCTAGAATGGTCGGAAAGCTCCAAAAAGTTATCCCCTTCCTTACGTCTTCCTTTTGATTCGTTTTCTCATTAAACCACGCATTATCACCCGTCAGGGTTTCGCCTTCCACATATAAATCCATACAATTCAATAACGTGGGCTCTTTAATGTTCTGTGGAATAGATAGATCTATCATAAAAAAAGGCTCTGGACGTCGGCTCAACATTTCGGTGTTGTTGTTAATGGCCGTTATTTGTGATACGTGAATCCCATAAAACATGTTCCATATCTCTGAATAATCTTTATCATACATGTTTTTAACCATTTCAAAACATTCCGCAGCCAACGTATCTGTGTTATTCATCGCCTTTCCAACGATGGACATCTTTACCTCGCGTTGCAAAGAAATGTGAAAACAATCAATTACAAAAAGCAAAAATTCAGGAAGATCATTTTGTGCAAAACCAGTGAACAGGCTTACGTTCTTCAGTTGCGCCAATTTCTGCAGCGTTTTAATAAATTTGCCGGGTGATATAATACAATTCTCTTTCCACATCATCGTCCTTAAATTGTCCCACTCCACCAACAAGGCCGTTTCATATTTATTATTTAAACGCGTTTTATATTTTTCATCATTTAATAAATCGTTCAATTCATAAGTATGTGATAGAATTTGCAAACATGTGTTTACAAAACACGTATTACCTAGATTTGCTAACCCAGTTAGCCCTTTATGTTTGTAAATTTCCATGGTATAATACTATATTGCGCAATATATTTAAACATATTTAATATAGTATATAATAATGAACTCTTCATTTATATATCGAAATATCAGTCTACTATATCGTTCTTTAGAAGAAATACAGAAAAATATGGGATTTGTAGCGAGAAGGGGCAACGCGTTTTTAGATAATCGTCGTGTAAATACACAAGATAGAGTATATACTATCAATGCTGACCAACGTTTTATGATTGAAACATACAAGGAAATGTATAATACTATTTTACAACACATTGAGTTTCTATATAGTCAATTAATGCATGTGCCACAACATCATAACACCAATTATCAAAATCAAAATCAAAGTCCCAGCAATTTATTCTATTTTAATGGACATTATTACACTATTGACCAGACTGCTCCTGTAAATTTGGCAACTCCTCTTGAACCGCAGACACATGTTCCAGTACCGACTCCAACACACAGGTCTGGTTTCCCACCGCCACCCCGCCACCCTGCTCCGATTCAGAGACCCGTGCGACCTCCAAGAACATTTCCAAGAGCCATTATTTCACGAGCCATGGGGAATTTTAATGACCCTGTAAACGTCGTCGCAACGCCTCGTCAAATTTCTACCGCAACAACACACAGATTATATGAAAATATTGAAACACCGACAAATGATAGATGTCCAATTTGTTTGGAGGTTTTTCAACCGAATAGTGAAGTCACGCAAATTAATAATTGTAGACACATATTTAATCGTGCTGAATTAGCAACATGGTTTGAAACAAATGTGCGGTGTCCTGTTTGTAGATTTGATATTCGCGACCATGTTGATGTTCCTCCTCAACCGGCTGTACCCTCAACTAATACTCAGACGACGAATGCAGTTGCTCCTCCTTTGGCGGATTCTGACTCCGATGCGGCGTCTATGTCTACATTAAATAACCAGCTTAGTAGTATTATGGATAGTCTTACAAATCAAGCGTTTCAAAATATGTTTGACGATAATGCAACCAGTGAAATTTTGGCCAACTTATTCAACAATAATATTGAAAATTTAACATATGATGCATCCGCAAATGCATTCACATTTGATACATTTATACAAGACAGACGATAGTGGAAATATCCAAATTCATAAATTAAACGTCTTTTGCGCATTTTATTATATACTTTATATATAATGAAACATTTACATGCAACCACCACTGGACAAAGTAATCACTATGTTGTCATGTTTTTTATAATGATTTTATCGGGGTTGCTTTCCACTATGAATATGTGGGTGGATAAATACGAGGACGTGCGTTTAAGTGTGAATGATGCATATATGATTCTACTTATGACAGGATGGATGTTTTGTTTTATGGGAATATATTATCAAGAGTTGCGCGTATTTGTGTTTGGATTGGTGCTGGTTGTAAGTAATATATGGTGTATACGAACTCAGTTTATGGTCTCTGAAACGCAATACAAATTAGGCATGATACCACATCATTCAATGGCAATTCATATGAGTAAAAAATTATTAGATAAACCAAACAACATCAAACCCTTTCTTGAAAATATAATAAAAACGCAAGAAAACGAAATATTGTATATGAAACGTACCTAAAATATAACCCTCCTTCGCAAATTAAACTTCCATTTTGCGTTTTAAATAAATATATAAATATATAAATATAGTTATATAAATGTCATCAGATTCAAATTTGAAAATGGAACTTGTGAGCGTGATAATCCCGACATTCAATCGGTTTAAATATCTATTAAATACCATAAAATCTGTTAAAGAACAAACTTATACAAATCTAGAAATTATAGTTATAAATGATTGTTCAACTGAAAGAGAATATTATGAATATAATTGGAAAGATAATGGTATAATTATAATTCATTTAGAGGAAAATACAAGACAAAAATTTGGTTATCCTTGTGTTGGATACGTTATAAATAAGGGTATAGAAATATACACTGGTGAATACTTTTCTACATGCGACGATGATGATAGTTGGTTTCCAAACAAAATAGAACTTCAAATTAAAGCCATGAAAGAAACAGGGTGTAAAATGTCATGTACTGATGGTTTAATTGGAACAGGCATATATGATTCTACAAAAAAATATGAAAAATACAATGCAGAACATTATTATAATACTTTACAAAATATTTATAAAAACAAAAGAAGTAATTTATTAGATAATGGGTTTCCTGACATATGGACATTGGATTTTTTGAAAATTCACAATTGTATTATTGCTTGCAGTGTTGTTATACACAAAGATATTATATCAAATATAGGTAAAAAATTAGAAATTAAAATGGGCGGTGAATTAATTAATGGTAAAATAATCCACATAGATTATGATTATTGGCTTAGAGCATTAGAACATACAAATAGTGTTTATGTTAAAGATATATGCGTTTATTACGATAGAGGACACGGAATTGGACAAAATTATTAAATCGATATTTTAAATGGGTACTTATTTCATTGTGTATCCCAAAAGTTCCCACAACCCACATTGCGAATTTACGATTTTTTACTCCAAATCCTTTTTCAAGAAATCAAAATTGGACATTTATAAATGTCCATTTTTGAATATCCTAAAATACTTTTGGAAAATCGAACGTTTGTGACCATAATTGAAAATTAGCGTCTCATGACTGAAAAAAAATAAAAAATTTTGTGACGCTAATTTTTTTATTTTTTAAGCGGATTTTTTACTGGGATTTTTTCGGTTGCTTATATATGACATCTTTAGCAACTTTTAGCAACCAAAAAATCCCTGAAAAATCCCCCAAACATCAATGTCTGTTATGTGACTATAATACACAGATAACAAAGGATTATATGAAACATCTTCGCACCATAAAACATAAAACTCGTGTTTTGGCAACCAAAACAAATGAAAATGTCCTAAAAAATCCCTCAATAGTGTTATCGTGTGCGAATTGCAACAAAGCGTATAAAGATAAAACAGGATTATGGCGTCACAAAAAGAAATGTTCAATGATAAATCCTCCGTGTGAAATTCCATCAAATAACATAGTTCTACAACACCATCAATCATCAGAGGATATGCAAATGACCTTGATATTGGAGCTCGTCAAGCAAAACCAAGAGTTCAAAGACCTACTGATACAACAAAGCAATCAGATGATAGAGCAAAACAAGACCATGATAGAAGTTGCAAAAAATAGCAATACAAATAATAATAACACTATACATACAAATAGCCACAACAAGACATTCAACCTCCAGGTTTTCTTGAACGAGACCTGCAAGGATGCAATGAATATGAAGGATTTTATTAAATCGCTTGAATTGAGCATGTACGAACTGGAAAGGATGGGTGAAGTAGGCTTTGCCGAAGGCATGTCCAAACTCTTTGTTGACCGCCTGAATATCCTAGATATAACCAAGAGACCCATTCATTGTAGTGATGTCAAGAGAGAAATAATACATATCAAGGACGATAACAAGTGGGAACGCGATAATGCAAACCTAGACCGACTCAGAAAAATTATCAAACAACTTACTCACAAAAATATTTTGAGGGTGGATGATTGGAAAAAGGCGAATCCAGGTTGCACGGAATACAACAGCAGGAAAAACGACCAATACTTGAGAATCAATATGGAAGCTATTGGACCGGTAGATGAAGCAGATGAGAAGAGAGACTTTGGCAAGATAATCCGTCGCGTAGCGGAGAGTACGGCTATCGATAAGAAGTATTTGTGTGCGTGAGTCGGTGGCATTCTTTAAGCCAGTTAGGAATATATATTATGTTGTGGGTATAAAAGCCACCACAACATAAATAATTAATCACTATGGTCGTGAGATTTTAGTGAAAAAAAAGAAAAGAATTTATTAACAAATACAGAAATACCCATTAAAACATCAATTGAATAAATAAATGCGTCCAGGAAATAGACTACATCGTGATTTATAATTAATGGGTCAATAATTAATGTGTCAAAAGTTATATATTCAAACTCCACGCTAGACGCGTCGTCGTCGCTAATCAACTCAAGTGATTGATTGTTATTTTCTTGTTCGGCGAGAGAACTATTATTATCCTTTTCTTCTGGTTGTTCTTGAGTTTTCAATTCTTCTTGTTTACTGCGTTGATGACGAAGTAACGCTCTTTTGCGCTTATATGTTTCGCCACAACATTCACATACCAATGGTGTCGGAGTATTTGGCGGAACCACAGGAATATCTGTCTCTGACGGCAATGTCTCCTTTGCTGATCGTTCTACTGCAGTAGGAGGAGGAGGAGGAGAAGGAGGAGTGAGTTCTACAGAAATTGAAGTATTTTTAATATGCTTGTTTGAAATAAAATGTTTTTCTATTTGTTTTTTGTTGCACGTATAATAATTACATGTTTTACAATATAATACTTCGGGCAAAGATTTATATTGAACACTATCTGCCATTATAACATAATTATTTTAAAATACCTATATTTTACCGCATTCGATGATGTCTTGCTAAATGTTCGTTGAATGAAATGACGCACATCGCGTTTAGTATTATAATTTTTACTTGTGTGTTAAATATAATTAATGGATGATACAAATATTGTTCGAACTATAACCACTCAAGTATTGAAATGGTTTCAAGACAAACAAATTCGTAAACAGGTAATTGGATATTATTATACACTTTGCCATTATATAATAATTGGGTTTGGTTGCTTCATTATGCTATTAGATAATGACCCGGTACACTTGATAATATTATTAATCATAATTTCATTGGACGCTATTGCAAATATAATTCTGCATAATTGTCCATTAACTGCTTTAGAACAAAAATATTTGGGGAAAAGTCTTGCAAATGATAGAAGAAAACAATTGAAAAAGGCAGGCATTTTATATAAATCTAGACGATTGTATGAATCTCAACTAGAGTTGTTAATCAATTCATGGACTATGATTGCATGTAAGATTCTTGTAATATTATCTATTAGATTTATAAAAGCTAATTATTTGACTATATGAGTTGTTCCACCTTGTTTCCATCATCGTGTATATATATATAGATCGTAATTATAAGTATCAATATTGCAGCAGTTGACAAGGAATAATTTGCAATTGAATGCATAATTTCCTTATAATTATCATTTGAATACAAGTTTTGTATAATTAACACGATAATGGCGCCGCCAATTATATTGAGTATGTAGTGGTCTGTATTTTCAATATACTCATTCGAGGGCATATTCTCATTTTTTGTTCCACCAATAATATCGCAAATATCAGGACCCATATTTGTATCTTGATGTTTGTGATGTAGTTCGTGTATATGATTTACATGATATATCGAATAATTGATATTATGAACCGATGTGTAAAACAAATAAGAGAACATCATAGCCCAAGTATTGAAAAATCTTCCATCAAAAAGATAGTAGAGCAACATATTAAGACCACATCCTGCCTGAAACTCTAGCAATATTTGCACAAAATTCGATATAAAATTGTTGTGTTCATGATGATAGTGATGTGCAATAGTTAAAAAATTTCTAACAGCATGCGTTTCTTTATGAATATAATACGAAAACAATAACATTACACCAAATGTAAAATATCCTTCAATCAAATTTGGCTTGGATACAAAATAGATTGCTACAAACATGCATACCCAAGACTTATAATTTTGTGTAATACTTGTTACAAATGCGTCGCAAGTAGTAAGTTGTTTATTAGTTGTCGCGCATACATTTGTAGTCTGCGTATCATCGTTGGAACATGCATTCTCCTCTACTATTTCGTGACTTTCTTGCTTAATCTTACTTGTTTCCGGTCTCTCTTCTTTTTCGATAGAGATAACATTTGTATCGGTTATATTATTATTTGATTCAGTCATAATATACTTGCACAATAAAAAATATAGATTATTTTTACATATTTAATCTTGTATTATGTAATGATATGATGACAATTTAAGACAATAATTGAATAAATGGATACCAAAGTCATGAAACATTTTACTAAAACTTGGCGAAAACCATTTCATATCGAAATATTGCTTGTACTTTGTTTTTGGTTTAATTGCTTTTAATATGTTGTATGTAAATATCTGACAATGACTATTCATACTCCAGTTATAAAAATGAAACAAGCCCATACGAGTTTGTGTTTCTTGAAGCACCCCATTAATCGTATGCATTTTATGTTTATCAAATTTTATCGGGATTAATTGGCTATTTTTTGTGATGCTGTAATCTGTTTTAACATAGATTCCGTTGATTTTTTCAACTAGTATATGCGTTGATACATTTTTAGAAACTTCTACTTCAAATAATAAACCGATGTGATACGTAACTGGCGGTTTGCATTCATTCCAATGATATAAAGAAAGTAGATTAAACAATAAATCAATTCTTTTATCAATCGGGGCTCTCATTAGATATATACGTTTTATTCGAAAATCGCCATATGTATTCAATACGCCTTTAGATGCAGGATTGTATTCCATGATATTATTCAATTGCCCACACATTTTTAATTTCATATATTTTATACATATGTAACTTATCCATGCTATAAAAATAAAAATTATAATACCAATTAGACTTATAAATACAAATAAGAAAAGAGCATACAATATTAGTTTTATTTTATTGCAGTATAAATATTGTATTATATTCAAGACGTTCATGACCTAAACTATTAGAATATTTTTTTATCTGATTTTTTACATAAATTATTTGGTCTTTGTTTTGAAGAATGATGTTAGCGCTTGTGTTCCCGCCTTGGTATTATTCGTCTCGCGCAAGTATTCATCAAATAGTAGCGCCTTAACTTCTTTGTTCTTTAATTGCTCCAGCTTGTCGTGAAATTTCTCCGGGTCGCAACTCGCCTCTAACGACTTAACCTCATTTTTGAATTTCGCAAGTTTGGACTTCTTGTTTTGCATCGTCCAAATCTTCTCCAAGACCAGCGCGAATACTTGCTGTACTGGCTTCATGATTTGATTCGTAATATAAAACGAATAATCAATCTTGAGATCATTTTCTACTATATATGTCGGTGTTTCAATCTTTTCGCCTTGAAGCGCCGTTTTACTCGTATTATGAATATACACAAATGGGATTCTGTCTCCTGAGCCCGGCTTGTTTCCAGGGTCTCTTGACGTAATACGATCGGCCAATACTTTGTGCGCGATTTGCATAGGATTCTTGTATCCCGATCTGAGCGACTTTGTAATGACCAACTTCTCCATCGGATATTTTTCATCTACGATATTTTGTAGACATCCACGCAAGAAATCCATCGCCTTTTGAATGTCTTGTTGCTTCATAAGAATATCAATGATTCCACCATAAATGTCCTTTACGATGGGTGCATTATCGCGACGTTTTAAAACAATCCCCATCTCTTTTCGTTTACATTTATTCGCGTCTGTTTCGTACAACATTCCAACATATCGCTTCTTGGACAACAAACAGAACGGCATGAATGTTTTTTCATATTCTAGATCGTGCGGTCCTTTCAAGAAACTTGATGCTAGATGTCCTGCCTGTTGCGCAACATCAATAGTA